AATGGAACAATGGAGTAATGCAATCAATGCTCATCAAGCCAACTTGCGCGATGGTGGTCTTTCAACACTAGCGAGTTATCGCACAACTGCTACAGTCAGTCAGTACAATAAAGTTGGCGATGTGGTTCGCACATATGAGTTTATTAACATCTTCCCAACTAATGTCGGAGCGATTGACCTCGATTGGGATAATGCTGATGCGATCGAAATTTTCCCTGTTGAGTTTCAGTATGATTACTGGCAGGTGGTTGCTCCAACTACGACTGGCACCTTAGTGGTCTAATAGAGCAGCGATCAGTTGATCGGGCGACACAAAAATTGCTTGAGTGGAGACCGCTAAATAAAGTTGGCGGTCTCCATTTCTATTAGGAAAAAGATATGGCAGTTGAATTATTTGGATTTAGAATCGGTCGCGCTGACGATGCAGCGCAACGTGCTGAAGAAATACCTTCTTTCGCACCGCCACCGAATGAGGATGGTGCGATTGAAGTTGCTTCTGGTGGCGTTTATGGTCAGGTTCTTGATGTTGAAGGTACAGCGAAAAATGAGGCAGAACTCGTTACAAAATATCGCGAGCTCTCAATGCAACCTGAGTGTGAGCGTGCGATCGAAGATATTGTTAATGAAGCCATTGTAACTAATGAACGTTCGGTTCCTGTTGAATTAAATTTGGATCAGGTAAAACAACCAGCGCGTGTCAAAAATCGCATCCGCGAAGAGTTTTATAAGATTGGCGAGATGCTCGATCTTTCTAATATTTCGTACGATATATTCAAACGATGGTATATCGATGGGCGTTTGTACTATCATATCATGATCGACGAAAAGAAACCACGCGAAGGAATTAAGGAACTACGTTACATCGATCCTCGTAGGATACGAAAGGTTCGTGAGCCAGCTAAAAAAATCAATAACAAACCACCGCCACCACGTGGCTTAAAACCTGCACCCGCATACAATGAATATTACTTATACAATCACTCAGGTATTGGTGCGCAACAGGCGTCACAGGGTATTAAAATTTCACCAGATAGCATATGTCACATTCATTGTGGTTTGATGGATGGTCGAAATAAGATGATCCTCGGTCACTTGCAAAAAGCAATTAAGCCAATGAATCAACTGCGTATGCTTGAGGATGCTGTTGTTATCTATCGTCTCGCGCGTGCACCCGAGCGAAGAATATTTTACATTGATGTTGGTAACTTACCGAAGATGAAAGCCGAGCAATATTTGCGCGACATGATGACGAAACATAAAAATAAACTCGTCTATGATGCAAATACAGGCGAGGTCAGAGACGATCGTAAGTTTATGACGATGCTCGAAGATTACTGGTTGCCTCGTCGTGAGGGCGGTCGTGGAACCGAAATTACCACACTTCCTGGCGGTCAGAACCTCGGTGAAATGGAGGACGTAGATTACTTCCGCAAAAAACTTTATATGTCACTCAATGTTCCAGTGTCGAGACTTGAGGCTGATAATGCGTTCAACCTTGGTCGAGCCAGTGAAATATCACGCGATGAGTTGAAGTTTACTAAATTTGTCAGCCGTTTACGAAATAGATTCAGCATGCTGTTCGACGAGTTGCTTGAAATACAACTTGCTCTAACTGGTGTTATGTCTCGCACAGAGTGGCGATCAATGAAAAATAATGTGAAATATGACTTTATGAAAGATAACTATTTCACCGAACTCAAAGAACAAGAACTCATCAACTCGCGACTTTCCATACTTCAACAAGCTGAAGCATTTGAAGGAAAGTTTTTCTCAGCTGAATGGATTCGCAAAAATGTTCTCAGATTCACTGAAGATGAAATCGCTGAAATCGATGCTCAGATAAAGAGCGAAGGAGGTGACTCAGATCAACCTGAGGAAGATCCGCCACAGGAGGAGGAAGTCAAGCCCGACTCTAATAATCAAATTGTTGAAATACATAGTTCAGTTGAGCCAGAAAAACCTCTTTCTGAAGAAGATAAATTACTCATAGAGAGCATGACTAAAGCTCTAGATAAAGTGACAAAAGACGAGATTAAGGATGATCTATGAGTGTCGTCAGCGAATTAAAGGAAGCTAAACTTCTTGCTGCAGCTCTTAAGTTAGCAAAGCAGCACTCGAGTGAAATTATCACTGAGGAGATAGAACTTCTTCGTGAATCGCTTGAAACACAAATAAGAAATATAGAAAAATTCCATGAAAGCAGTGTTCTTACTGGACCGAAAGGCGATCCTGGTTTAACTGGACCACAGGGAGAGGTTGGACCACAGGGTATCAAGGGCGATACTGGTGCACGTGGTTCACGGGGTGAGCGTGGCTTAATAGGTGAGCAGGGTTATCAGGGCGAAACTGGACCGAAAGGCGAAAAGGGAGATCCTGGTCCACAAGGTGAGCGTGGTTTTATAGGCGAACAGGGTGAGCAAGGTGTGCAGGGTCCAGTTGGACCTATCGGGGCAAGAGGCGAGCGCGGTTTACAGGGTGAAAAAGGCGAAAAAGGCGAACGTGGTTTGCTTGGGGAACAAGGGTTTCCTGGACCGGAGGGTCCACAAGGTCCACAAGGTGAACAAGGTTTGCTCGGCGAACAAGGTCCACCAGGACCTGCAGGTGCAGTCGGACCTCAAGGAGTTCAAGGAGAAACTGGACCGAAAGGTGAAATAGGACCTACTGGACCGAAAGGAGAAAAAGGTGATCCTGGATCCGACGCTGATGTAACTAAATTAGAAGAGCGACTCGAGGTAACTGTCAAACAAATCAATGACAGAATTTCTAAAGTTGCTGCAGGAAGCGGCGGCGGTGGTGGTAGCGGTGAGGTCAGATTAGAATTTTTAGATGATGTTGACAGAGCGACTGCCTTAGTAAACGGAAAGTTCCTCAAATATGACTCTGCATCTGGCACGTTCGTTGGTGCTGATGCTGGCGGCAGTCTCACTATAAAAGAAGAGGGAACTAATGTAGGAACTAATATTACAACTCTTGATTTTATCGGATCGACTGTAACCGCGTCAGGCAACTCAACTTTTGTAACTATCAACTCTAATCCAGATGCTACTTTTATATCAAACACGGCAGCTAGACTGTTAATAAATGATCGCGCGCAAGTAGCCAACGTCGCTGCTTTGGCAGCTCTCGCTAATACAAACTCAGCTATCAGCAATCTCAATACAAATCTGACTGGTACAAACACTGCTATTAGAACTTTGGTCAGCGACCGATTACAGGTTGCCAATGCTGTGGTAAATCTACGAGATTTGAGCGATGTTGCTAACATAACACCCAGTGATGGTCATTTTTTAAAATTTAACAATGCTAATTCAACTTTCACTTTCGCTGCTGCATCTGGTGGTGGGACAGATACCTTGGCGAGAAGCGGGATAACAGCGACGAACACTGCTCTTCGTTTATTGATAAGTGATAGAGCTCAAGTTGCGAATGTAGTTCTCAAAACTGGCGGCACAATGAGTGGGGACTTGGTCCTTTCAGGTGCTGATGTACAATTAAATTTAGGTGCTAACACTGCAATCAAACAAGGCTCTGCGAATACTATAGTGTTTCAAACAGGGAAAGCAGCTGGTTTAACTACTACGCTGACTCTTGATTCAGAGCAAGATTCTACATTTACAGGTGGGATCGTGATGAACGGTAGCAGTAAATCATTGACTCTTAATAATAACATGCTTGATGAGTTTACTGAGTCTGCTAGCGCACTAGCCAACTCGGGAACCGCTAAAACACTTGATACTAGCGACAATATCCAACTCTATACATTGAATGGCAACGTAACATTTACACTTCCTGCTTTATCAACTTATCCTGATAACAGCGTAAAAACTATTACAATTGTTGTGAAGCAGGATGGCTCAGGTAATAGAACTGTAGATTTTTCGGCAACAGATGGATTTTCTATAAACAATTCTTCATCTGTTCCACAACCAACCACAGCAGCTAACAAGGTTTCGATATATACCTGTCTCGGAATCAAAGAATTATCGGAGTGGTTTATTTCATTATCATATATTGATGATTAAGAAAGGATTACAATATGGAAAAAGAACATGTTCTTGGTATGATTAACGTGATTGATGTGTGTGCTAAACGAGGTGCGTTCGAAGGTTCGGAACTCGGTAGGATTGCAACTTTACGTGCTGTGCTCGTAGCAGAAGCTGAGCCGCCTGAAGAAAAAGATCAGCCGCAAGCCCAACCAACAGCCAACGAATTATAAATAATCGTGAATTTTAGATAACAGGAGATATTTTATGAGCGATATTGAACAAGCGATCGCGGCTGCTAGAGATAGTAATGCTGCCGACTTTCAGTCAAGTATACAGTCCGCTCTCATGGATCGTCTAGGTGACGCAATCGATGCGAGAAAGACGCAGGTTGCTGCTTCATATCTCCAGCCTGAAGAAGAACCTGAAGAACTCGAGGTCGAAGTAGACGAACCAGAAGCAGAGGAACCTGAGCCTGATGTCTAAATCTTTTTCGCAGCTTGTAGAGCAGCTCAACAAACGCTCAAAATTAGAGG